GCACATAGCCAGTCAAAGTCATCATGGTAGTAATAGGCATTTTGTCCACATCGCCTACAAGTCTTAGGTCTTTGAGTAGTCCTGTGTTTACCTAAGTAGTAGAACGGCGTATGCGGTTGTCCATATTTCCCCATATGTACTATTCTATCAGAAACCAAGCCTGTCTGCTAATCTATGTACAGCCTTCATCTGATGATTACTTAGTTCTTCATCATGGGATAGTTTGTATAACTTCTTGTATCCCGCCAATAAACGGGTTCTTTTAAGGTTTGCAAGGGCCTTTACAGCCGTTTCTGGCTTCTCTCTGGACTCTCTTATTGGAGGTATCCATGTGTCCTCTATTTCAGCCTTTGGACGGCCTCTTTTGGTCATAGCAAACCAACTATCTTGATAGCCAGATCAAACACTGAATCAAATAGCCTTTCCCACATACCTATGTACCAGGTCCATGAGATTATTGATGCTTCTACCATTACTTTAATTAGATCCAACATTGTATGCCTCCAGATATTGCTTGATTAGGTCGTATTTATAGAAGTCAGGTCTCATCAAACCATTCTCCATCTTTCCTACTGCTTGATTACAACTATTACAGATAACTCCTCTTACACACTTCCCGCAGGTATTTTTACCAGGAGCACAGCACTTATGGTCATGGTCTATGTGTAGGTTTCTATCTGTTTGGTCCCCGCAGATTTCGCAGCCATCTATACCTCTAGATAAATACTCATCATGGGTCATATGGTATTTCTTCTTCATAAGCCTTGTTCTGGCTTTAAATGCCCTACTATCTTTGTTATCTTTAACAGGATTAATTATTGTAAAAGGATGACCATGACGGTTATAGTTAGCCCAATGCTGACGACAATATGATTTAGCATAATGTGTCTTGTCACAGCCTTCCAGAGAACACTTCTTGGTGTTATTTAGTCTGCTCTTGAGGTGTGCCCCATTACGGCAGTATTTGCAATAATAATCATAGCCATTTTCATCAGCATGATATTTTGGTTTGTAAAAGTCAGACACTGGCTTGGTCTGCTTGCATCGTGTACATGTTTTAGTTGCCATGTATCCATTATACCAGTTCAAGATCTACTTGTCAAATAAAAGCAAAAAGGTCCAGAATTATTTTAGGAAGAAAAGGCATCTGGACCTCTACATTTTTGGAGTCATAGGTAGAACTTAATCCACCAAGAAACGCTTGCAATGTATAAATCAATTATATCAAGTTATTAAAGGTTTGTCAAATTGATTCAGTTGTCCATTTTACTGATCAGTTGTCCATTTTTTGATTTCAGTTGTCCAGTATTGATGGACATAATACTAATATATATATTACTTAATATATTAAATGCTTTAATGTTTTTCTTATATATAATATATATCTTATATTAAGTATATAACTTTTACAGTATATTCTTTTCTTTATATATTTTAAGTATATCAGAAATTACTCTCTGGCTCCCTATTTTTAAGGGGTTTTTTATAACAATTTGATAACAATTTATACTTCCTGGTTTATATAAGGGATACCCGATTATAACAAAAAGTTATAAAAGGATATATAAACAAAGAGACCCACAAGGTGGCAACTCCCTGTGGGCCTCATAGAGGTGATGTGTATGTCGGATACACACCTTAAGTATAACAGATACTTGAAAGTCCGTCAAAAGGCCCTTGGAAGGCTTTTAAGGGGTAATGTCTAGCCAGGCAGTTCCGTCCCAAACCTTTTTACCAAAAACAGGTGTAAAGCCTTGTCCGTTATATAGATATGATTCTTGTGGGGTAGCCCATGTTGAATTATTCCAATATTTTAATGGTGCTTTGTCTTGAGCGGCTTCGTATAAGTCAAGTATTTGCTGATCTGATAAAACATAATTGAAATATACAATATCATCCATTTGGCCTTCCCAATATGGAGCGCCAAGTTGCCATGCCCATGGTCTGGTATTACCTGTAGGAATAGTACTTTGACCTACATTTTGTCCATCATAATAATATTTAACTGTTTGTCCATTTATTGATATAAGAGCAAAGTGCCAGTTGCCATCTACTGATGCATAAAGATTTCCTGGAATACCACCACCAGTACCACCACCTGTTGAATTAACATTAAATACTAATTTACCTGCATTGTTTGCATCTGTAGTTCCTGGAAGAATAAATCCAATTCGCCCATCAAATGAGCCTACTGATGAGCCAGTAATCTCAAGAATTTGATTTGCTTCTGGTCCTATACTATTAATTGGTTTTTTAAACCAAAGACCTATAGTAAAAGTTTTTCCGTTCATTCCATTAAGATATGGACTTTGTGGAATAAACTGTATCCATCTTTCGGCAGCAGTTGGAAAAGTTATATATGCACCAGTTTTTCCACCACTTGAATTAAATGTTATTGGAAGTCCTGGACCATATTCAACAGGTGATTGAGTGTATGTAGTACGGGTTCCATACATAGGAAGCCCAGCATCCATCTTTATCCACATGTATGGATTAAGTGAAGATACTGTTGAATCCCATATTGCCATTACGCTTGAATCCAAACCGTTCCGTATGAAGGATTGCTTGGAGCATTTTGGCTAACAACAAATGATGCTCCTGCTGGTCCTGTTTGTCCTGTTTGTCCTTGAGGTCCTGGACCACCAATAAGTGTTGCATACAAGAATGGAATACCGCTTGGATCTCCATCAACCTGTTGGCTAACACCAATAAGATTTAATCTTCCTTGACCTGCGTTATAGCCAGTAACTCTAAAAATCATGTTTCTATAACCGTTTTGATCGCCATTTTCAAAGAAGATGTGTTCTCCACCATCATAAGACAAATCATTTGGGAAACCTGTTATTTGAGCAAATACTCCATCACCAGGATATGCAAATGGTGTTCTGGTAAATGAATACTTTGCTGGCTTTCCTGCTATTCCTTGAGCACCTTCAGGACCTGTTGCTCCCTGGTCTCCAGTATCACCTTTAGGGCCTTGCTCTCCCTGGATTCCCTGAATACCCTGAATACCTTGGTCTCCAGTGTCTCCCTTTGGTCCTTCAATTCCTTGAATTCCCTGTTCTCCTTGGATACCTTGAATTCCTTGGTCTCCTTGATCACCTTTTGGACCCTGTTCTCCTTGAATACCCTGTGGGCCTTGAATACCAACCGCACCATTAAGGTTAACTGTCCACGAAGTATATGTTCCTGAGCCTGTGTGATGCTTAACATCAACGACTAAAACTCCTGTTGACTGTGTGTAAGTAACAACTGAACCAGTCATAAAATTAGTTACATTGTGAGCAATAATTACATCTTGTGCAAATGTGTAATCAACATTTACATCATCAAGAGTTAATGTCCGTGTTCCATTGCCAATTGTTAGCGATGTTGTAGATGTGGTGTGGTAGTGATCTCCATCAGCACCAGCATTTCCAGTATCGCCCTTATCGCCTTTGTCGCCTTTAATTCCTTGTTCGCCTTGAATACCCTGGATACCTTGAGGACCCTGATCTCCAGTGTCTCCCTTAGTTCCTTGAATACCTTGAGCACCAGTTGCACCAGTATTTCCAGTGTCTCCTTTGTCGCCCTTAACTCCCTGGATTCCTTGTGGTCCTTGTGCACCAGTAGGGCCTTGAGGTCCAGTATCTCCTGTGTTGCCTTTAGGACCTGTTGGGCCAGTTGGACCTGTTGCTCCTGTTGGACCTGCTGGACCTGTAGAACCTTGTGGTCCTTGAGGTCCCTGTGGACCTGTTGCAATTTCTAAATCTGCAGCGTAGATCTTAATCTCGCTTGGCGATAGAATTTCTAATGTCATCGTGTTACATCCTCTTCAACATAAATTGTACCTGACAAGATTGTTGATATCTTTTCAGTTGTTTCATTAACTCCTTGAATATCAAAGAAGTTCATTACATCAAGGTCTGTTGTATCCAAACCAATTGTAAGAATATTGTTATTTTTTACAATGTTCATTGAGTCTAATATTGTTGTGTTTGTTGGAAATTGTCTAACTTGTCCAGTAAATGTCCAATCAGTTAGATCAAGTGCTTTATCATTGGTATCAACCAATACAAGAGTGAGTACGGTACTATCATTCCGATATACCTGCCAGTCCATAGAATCGGGCTGCGAATTTAGTGTTTGCATGGTTCCTCCAAGGTCAACCTACTACTATTGTATGATATATGTATTATGACTATTACCCCCGAAATTATTGCTGCCCTTTTTGCAGGCTTGGTTTCTGTACTTGCAGCCTTCTATGGCTTTAATAAGTGGATCATAACCAAGTTCCTCCACGAACTCAAACCAAATGGCGGTAGTAGCATAAAAGATCAAGTCAACAGACTAGAAAGGCGAGTAGATGATATCTATCACATACTTGCTGAAAAGGAGTAATAATGGCTAAAAATGTATATTACGAAGGCAAACTAATCCCTGTAAAAGATTGGGATTATGACCTAAAGAAACCAAAGATTAAAGAACCTAAGAAGCAGCCTGTTGTTGAGGTTGTTGAAGAAGTCACAGAACAAATATCAGAGTAAGCAAAATCCCCTAGGAGCGTGGGGTGGGGGCTAAACCTAGGGGATCTGCTTTTTCTGGAGGCAATCCAGAAATCTATATTTATTTTCTTGGTGGCATAGGTACTATCGGAGTCATTGTTCTATAGAAGTAACCATCTGAATTTTCTGCAGATGTTACATTATTTTGAAAATACCCAATTTCTTTCCATGTTGGAAGATTACCCATTGCCACTGCAAAATCTTGAGTGTTGTAATCGCTTACATATATTTTAATCTTTTCATAAGTTTGTCCTACTTCGTAGAACTGCTTTATAGGAGAAATAGTTCTTCTTGAGTTAAAGGATGCTCCAAAAGCATTCATCTCTCTTGTAATTCCTTGTATATCCCAATCTGTCCTAATATAGAATGTAACATTTATTGTTTCAGTATTCCCAGAAACCTGTGGATTTATTTGTGCATAGTTATTAACATCAAAAACTCCACCAGTAATCAAATATGGACGGCCACCACTTACTGGATCCCAAGGTGTTACTGTTGAGTTTGCCCCTTGTCTAACTTGGCTTACTGTTCCAGCAGTTGCTGTATACCTGGTCTCTTTTTGAGATAAGTTTGTATTTCCAGGAATATAAAAGTCTGCTACCTGATTTGGAAGATATTTGTTCCATATTCCGCCAGTTTGTGTTCTTGTACCAATAAATTCTGCTTTAATCCATCTTACTGGAATTAGAATTACGGAAAGAGTTACTGGTATTGTTTTTGAATTAGTATTAAAACCATTATTAACTGTTAATTTTACATTGTATGTTCCACTTGCATTGTAAATTTTTGGTGGTGGGGTCTTGCCATTAAATACTGTCCCATCACCAAATTCCCAGTTCCAAGTATTTGTATCTGGACCGCTTGCATCAGTAAATGTTACAACGCCATCTTGATCTATTTCATACAAAAAGTCAGCATGTGCTGTTGCTCCTGTTACTTTAATTAATTGTGCAGGATCATTAAGAGTATTTGTAAGCATAGCAAAATTTGTGTATCCGTCAGTATTTGTAACCCAAACACCAACATTATAAGTTCCAGGACCAATAAGCGGTTCTTCATAACCTAGCAATGGTCCTAAGTCATCATAATTCCATGATGGAGTTTTACCAGTAATGATTGGAGCATTTGAAAAATCTATTTGAAGACCACTTGGATATAGTTCTTTTAATACTGATGGTGGTTGTGTTCCACGATAAAAAATTGGTATATTGACCATCCATTCAATTTTTGCAAGAGCATTTAATTCTGCTGTTGTGTAGTTTGAAATAGATGCACTAAATGTTGTGGCTGTTGTTCCTGTAAGAGTATTTACTGCAACTACTGGAACTTTTGGTGCTTTTGAATTATAAAAGGCTATATCTGAATCTCTAAGTATATATTCAGTCATCCATGTAGATTCATTTATTGAGTGCTTTATTCCGCTAACAACATACTCTCCATAAATATAATTGTTTGAATCAATCTTGTGTTGAATATAGATTGTTTGACCAATGTTAATATCACTTATACCTTCAGTATTTGCATAAACAGAATCAACTGTTATTGATTCAAGATTTGATTTTGGCACTGATTGGTATTCTAATACTGCATCCTGATATTCTGCTGCCTGACCCGCAATAGTTGATGTTGGAAGCCAGAAAGAGTTTTGTGTTGTTGTAAATGTTGTTACACCTTCAAGTTTTGCTGGACCAAAGTCAAGGGTTGCCTGTTGATTAACAACTGGCTCTATAGATAAAATGTCTCCTGTAATTGGATTAGTGTTTGTAACAGAAACCTGATTAATAATCTTGTTCATGCCATTATTCATGTTGATTGCTTTAAAGGTAAAACTTTCTGGGTCTAGTTCTTCAACATCTGGATCTTGCCAAGGATCAGAGTTGTTTGTTTTAAAAAAATCAGTAACATAAGATAAGCCAGATAAATCTCCAGTGTAATATGCTGGGTCATATTTCATGTAAGGTGTAAAGAAATAAGAGTCTCCACCATATTTTGCAAAGTATGTAACTAATGCTGAAGAAAAACCACTTGAAATTAGTTCATAAATTGTTTTACCTGCTTCAACTTTTACAAGCGGTGCTGGAGGAGCATAAAGTCCAAAATTTAAGTCCATACTTCCACCCATCAATTGAAGTCCAATTGAGTCATACACAATTGTATAAAAACTTCCAATTTCTTCAGATAGCAAATATGTTGCGTTTTCTAATAAATAATCTACTGGAACAATGTTATTAGGATAGGTTGGAGTAATGTTTGTGTCAATAAAATCCTGAGTAATTAGCAATCTGTTAATCTGTCCAATTAAATCTGTACCGTTTATTGTTACAATTTGTTTTTGATTTCTAATATAGTCAACATTAACATCAGTAATAAAGCCAAAGAATATGTTTTTAATTTGACCATTTATAGGTTTTGTATGAACCCATACAAATGAGTTTGATTTAATAAGAGGGTTAATATTTGGATCTGCTGTTGATCCTCTTGTAGTTATTGTAAATTGTCCAGTGTCTGCTTGTTCCCAAAATCCTTCAAATGTATCTGCTCCATGAACAGTGTTTATTGATAACACACCATCTGTAATGTCTAACCAATCACCATAAGAACCTACACTTGTGTCCCAAACCTTAACTTCAACAAGATCTTTTGCCTTCATTTATTAACCCCTAACAACTCTGCTGCTTACTTTACCGTATTTCGTTAATGCGTTGTTTACTTCTCTACCTAATGCGTATGGATCTGTGCCTAGACCAGCATTGATAGTAATTTGGATTGGCGCTGCTTGTGCTGTTCCATACCCTGCAAGTTGTGGCTGAAAGCCTGCCATTGTTGCATTTGCTAAACCAGTCATTGAAACATTTGCAAGTTTTTGTGCTTGGTCAATACCTTGAGAAAGACCCTTAACAAGGTTTTCACCAATCTCAGCAAATACTGTTGATGGAGATTTAACTCCAAATAAATTCATAACCTTGCTTACTGTTTTACCAACAAATGAGTTTGCTAATCTGTTTTCAAACCAGTCAAGCATACTAGTGATTCCATCCCAAAGACCACGGACAATATTTTTACCAACGCTTAACATTTTACCTGGGATTTGCCCAATTTGATTAACAATTCCGCTTACCCAACCAGCAATCTGTGATCCAAAACCTTTTATTGCATCCCATGCATATTCGCCAAAGTTTTTAATTGCTTCCCATGCCTTATCAACAACTGCTGTAACTTTATCCCAGTTTTGAACAAGCAAAACAATTAAACCAATGATTGCAAGGATTGGAAGTGCTCTCATTGCTCCACTTAACAAGTTGGTTGCAACGCCTGCTGCACCAATACCACCAGCACTTGTTGAAGATATAATTCCAAGGGTAGCCATAGCACTTTTTGCTGATGCTAAAAATGTAAGCAATGGGCCACCAATAGCAACAATTCCTGCAAGTACAAGAAGAACATCTTGTACTGGATCTGGAAGGGCTGAGAATAGTTTTATCATATCTGATGCGTAACCAATTAATTTTTCAACAACTGGTAATACTTTTTGTCCAATTTCTTCTTTAAGATTAGCAAGTGCTGTATCAAATTTTTGTGTTGAGGTAACATTCTTTTCTGCTGCATTGCCATATTTCTTTTGTGCTGCATCAATAACAAGACTTAATGCTCCTTGATTATCTCCAGCCTTTGACATACTTTCTGCCATCGCTGCTGTTGAATCATCTAGTTGTGGAACAATCTTTTGTAATTCTTTTGCTGATACTTCCCCATCTACAAATGCTTTAGCAAGTTTGTTTGTAAAACCCTCTGCAGTAATTGCCCCATTACTAACTGCTTCAATATCATAAGCAAGATTAACAAGTTCAGCAGATAATGTTTGTGCATCTTTTGGAAGTCTTGAGCCAAGTCCTGTAGCAAGTTTAATAATGTCATCATTATCAATAGCCAATGCTTCACCAAATTTTTCAGCATCAGCAGTAATTTTCTGTAATGCAACAGAACCTGCTCCAAATGCAGATTCAGCATTATTCATTGCTATCTTGGCATCTTGGGCTTCTTCCATTCCTTGCTTTAAAAATGTAGCACCAGTTTTAAGTACAAATGCAGAAGCCGCTGCACCAGCAGCAGCAGCCACACCTTTAAGATTTTTTGAAATGCCTTCAACCTGTTTGTTGGCATCATTAACTCCATCAGCAAGTTTCTTGGTATCCGCAACAATATCAATCGTTATCTGTTGTGCCATTACTTGCTCCTTCGTCTCATCTCTTCAACCATTGCTGCATATTCTTCATATGTCAGTTCCCAGAACTGCTCTGGCGTATATCCTGTTTCTACACAGAATCTAGCCATAGCAACTAGGCTGAAGTATCCTCTTTTGGGACTGTTACATCCATTCCAGAGAGTTCTGTCAACTCTGAAATTGACATTGCTTCTGCTTGTTCTATTGTAAGCCCTGCGTTATTTCGCTTTGCCATAATGTATTGCATAGCAAATGATAGTTTTGCCTTGGACTTTAGGTTTGTCCATTCGTCCATTGGAGTATCCAAATACTCTTCAACTTCCGCTAATTCTTTCCATTTCATTATTGACATTAAGTCATTTTGTTCCATTTATTGCCTCCATTAGTTTAAGTTATATTTTTTAATATTGTTCTTTATATTGTTTTCATAAGCAGCAATTATGTAACTCATGCTGGTATTTACTGCTTGTGTTAAATATGGCTGTGCCTGAATATTCTTCTCTGGCCATCCATATTCAATTACTCCTGCATATGGAACTGCCCCACTACCAGCCAAGATCTGTGCCTTCTCTGCAGAAGGATTACCTTGAATAGATGATGCAAGAGCACCAGTTAAACGAGGGGCCATGCTAGAAGCCTTTTGAGCAAGAGTTGAACTAAGTTCTTTGTTAAGTTCTAAGTTGTTCTCTAGATCATCTGATAGTCGTTTTAATGAGGCCTGAACCTCTTTTATTCCTTCTATCTCTACTTCTAGCATGACAAGCCCTGTTTAATGATTAGGACTCTACTCTTGTTGGCTTGCCATCAAGGATAAAGTTTAGATCAAAGGTGAAGAATTCACCTGCTGCTCCACCAAGATCTGGAACAGTCTCTGCGTAGCCAGTTGCTGTGAAGTGTGGCTGTGAAGCAGATGCTGTTGCATTTCCGTGTGGTGCATATGTAATTGTTACAGTCGTACCTGGGTTAGCCCAGAGATATGAATGTAGTGATGCTGATGCTGTGTCCTGGAATCCAGTTACAGCGCATGTGAAGTCAAGTGAGTCCTCGTAGTCTCCAAAACCAAGTGTACCAACTGCAGATGAGAAAACAACATTGCTGACTCCTCCTGCGTATTCTGTACTTCCGATTTCAAAAACAATGGACTTTCCTTTAATTCTGGCCATTAGTTTCCTCCTTCAATATCTATTGAAATGTTTATGTTTGTTGCTAAAAATCTAGCACCATTTACCTCTTGAATAAATGGCTTGTCTACTGTTAATCTTGTTGCTGATGTGTATTCCCATAATGCAGGAATAAGAGTGTCAAGTTTGTCATCTAGGTTTTCTGTTTCTGTTTCATTAGTTGCATATGGAACCAGGATTAAAACCCTCCAATTAGACGCATAGTCTGCATCATATTGATTTTCATATACAGTAATAAAGTCAGTATCAGGTTCCATAATCGCACAGAGTGGATTAGGTCTTTCTGGCATATACTTATAAACTTTTGAGATACCACCAAGAATGATGGCACTTTCTAGTTCTTCTCTTACTCCCCCAAGATTCATGCAAACCTCACCATGTAACGATTAAGAATTGGATACACACCAACGAGTGGATCTCTAGCAACATTAATGGGAGCACCATCATAAGTTGCATATTGAGAAACACCCATTGGTGCGTTACGACGATGGAACAGTTCTGATCCTACTTCCAAGTAGCAACGCTTTAATACAGCAGGAGGAACTTTTGCAGACTTAATATAAGACGCAATAATATCCTTTGCTGTGTCCCAGCATTCCTCTACATAGTCATCATCAGTAGTTGATGATCCTACATAGGCTTTCAGATCAGTCCAGTCCATAATCGTTATCCTTTGTTAATTAGTCTAGTGGGTTGGCAACGATTGTCATTGCCTTTGGTTCTGGAGCAGCGATGCCCAAGTAACCGTACACTGAGAATGAGTTTGTAAGTGTTGTGATCTCTTCGTCGTTTAGACGGAAAGGTGCACCTGCAGACTCGTATGTTGTTAGTGCTGCTGAGTTACCAACATAGAATGAACCACCAGCAAGTGATGGATCCATGACGATTGGTAGACCAAGAATTGTTCCTGTCAAACCAACTGGGTTGC